GTTTCCGTATAAGCCAACTTCTGACTTTTTTCTACCCCCTCCCCGTCAGTCTGTCAATCCTTACAATCTTGACAGTCCGGGCGCTCAGTCGATGGGCCATCCATCTGCGCCGATTGTCTGGCGCTGCACGATGCCGAGGTCGTCGCGCGTCTTGCGTTCGTGGCATTTTACACACAATCCCTGCCAGTTCTCAGGCTCGTCTGCGCCACCCTTGAACAGCGGCCGGATGTGATCCAGTTCCATCGCCCGCTCGACTCGGCCAGCGGCGCTACACCCCACACAAAGCGGATGCGCCGCGAAGTAGAGCGCCCGCCTGGCCTGTAGCGCTCGACCTCGGACACGCGGGCTGCGGTCTCGTAGCCCTCGCTTCACAAGGTCGAGGTATCCACCCCGTGGCCATCAGTCTCAAGCCTCGCCACCGCGGCCTCCAGCTCGTCGATGCGCCACTGTGCCCGCTCGATCTGCTGCCCCTGCTGTCGGATCAGCGCCATCAGCCCGAGTGCAATCGCTACCGTGAGTATCTCGATCATGAGCAGTCCACCTCTCTCAGAATGTAGCGGCCCTTTGCCGACTTGCGCCACCCATGCACCATCACCGTCCACCCGGCCCGCCGCAGTGCGGGCACCATGTCGGAGTCGGCAATCTTCTTGACCCTTGACGCCACGCCGGTCGATGTGACCTGCACGCCCATGGTCACCTCGTCTCGCACGGCCAGCAGGTCGAACACGCCGAACAGATCCTGCCGAATGCGGGCGTGCGGATTCCAGCGCTCGACGATGGCGACCTGCCAGCCCTCGGCCCGCAGGTAGGCCAGGCTGCGCTGCGTCGGCGTCACTCGTCACCCCGCCCACTGATGTCGTCCCACGACGTGACCGCCACCAGCAGCCCCACAGCGGCCAGAGCAAGGACGATCACCGCGAGGTAGTGCAGCACTGTCCCGATGGTCACGATGTCGCCTCCTGCGCGTTCCTGGCGCGTTCCCGGTCACTCCACATCGCCTTGGCCAGCGCCTCGGCCACGATGCGCGGATACCCGGCGTCATGCTCGAGGATCCCGGCGCGTTCGGCGATCCACTCCTGGCGGTGCAGCTCGGCGTCGGTCACGATGCCCGCTCCCGCTCCCGCCGCAGCCGCTGCGCCACCGACCGGCGATAGCTCCGGCCCGCGATCTCGGCCAGTGCGGCAGCACCCATGCGGTCGATCCGCGCATGGATTCGCACCCGGGCCTCGGCCCAGAGTCGGTCGAACGTGTTCACGATACAGCCTCCCATCGAAATTTTGATTGCCCAACAACCGTCTGCCATTCCCGCCCAGGCCGCGATTGCCACAACGCCGGATTGTTGGCTGGCAATTCGGCCACAACCCGCCATCCGGCCCCGCGCAGGCTTGCTCCTGACTCGGTTTGCAGCGTGTAGGTAATCAGCCTTCGATAGCCCATCGCGCGGCACGCTCTCCATGCGGCCGAGTACAGCATCGAGCAGGCATTGCGCGCGCCGTCCATGACGCAGCATCGCGTCACCTCTGCGGTCTGGCCGTCGTCGGAATGCCGACCGACAGGCCTGCCGACGACGATCACGCCGACTAGCTGCGCGCCGTCGCTTGCTCCGATGGCGAACTTCCCGCCCTGCGCTGGCTTGTTGTGCCGATGGTAGGAGCGCACGAACTCGTGCGCCTCTGACAGTCCGACCGGAACGACGGTCATACCTGCCCCCTCGCCATCATCTGCATCCGCTCCCAGACATCGCGCCTGAGCTTGTCTGCCGCCTCTTCGCCGCGCACCTTGGCAAACACCGCAATCGCCGACTTCCGCTGCTCGTCGGTGTCGGCATGCGCGAGGTTGCGTACCGCGTTCGGGTAGGCAAGCGCTGCCCATGCGGCGAGCTGCTCGGGCGTTACCCGGCCGGCACCCTCGCGGCTGGTTGTCGGCGGCGGCTTTCGCGTTCTGGCCTTCATGAGCGCAGGCTTTTTGGTGTCGAGCGGCAGACGCCGGATTCGACCCAGCCCGCAGCGCCGAGCCGAAAGCGCCACGACCACTCTACCGCGTCCTCATGCTCGGGCTGGTAGGCAAGCTCTGCCATCTCACCACGCCGGCAGAAATCGGACACCGCCGCAGCCAGATCGGCCGATGCGCCGTCGTGCGAAAGCCTGGCCAGCGCCCGCCAGACCCACGGCACCCGGCGGGCGCGATCGCTGACCGCGTCCCACTGATCCGGCGCTGCTCGACGGTGCATGCTGCATGTCCACGGCCCTCCGCCTTTCGTCGAATCGCTCGTCGTGCCCTGCAACGGACAGCCGCGCGCCAGGCACCTCTCAGCCCCGCCCGATGCGTGCGGCGTGCCGCCCTCCAAGGCGGCATCGCTCGCGCTTTCGTTGCCTCTTTGTGTGAAATTGTATCCCATGAAACCCTCTAAATTGCGAAGAGCGCTCTACGCACCGGCCCTTAGGGGGCCGGGCGTGCGCTGTTGGGTTGAAGTTGAATTGCAGATGAAAATGCAGATGCAGAAGAAGGGGGGGGTTTTAAGGGGGGTTCTAAAACACGAGCAAGGGGGGTTATAAATGGGGTGTAAGGGGGGGTGTAAGGGGGGTTATAAGGGGGGTTATTTTACCCCCTTTGAACGTCCTCCACCGACCCCGGCAGCGCCCCCCTTGTGCCCATGATTGGCACCCTGACCGCCCCCGGCCGCTCGCACCTCGCGCAGCGCTTCGTCCCGCACCATGCGCCGCGAGTACATGACCCCGCGCTGGTCGATTGAGCAGACGTTGTGCCGGGTCAACTCGGCTAGCCAGCCGCGAACGTCCTTCGTTGACTCGCCGACCAGCCGCGCGATCTGCTCCGGCGTCATCGGCTCGCCGGACGCCTCCAGGTGCCCGTACCGATCACAGGCGTGCATCAGGCACATGAGGTCGATCCACAGCCCGCGCGCGGCCATCGAGCAGAGCCGCAGCGCGGTCTCGTCGCGCCAGTCTTTCGGGTAGAACTGGAATGCGGGTCGCTTCATCTGAGATCCACCACGGCAACGGCTGGCGTCGGGAGGTCAGGCATCGACCACCTCGTCTGATTGATCCTCAAGCAAAAGGTCGCCCGTCTCCGCCCCGATGTTGATGCCCGCCGCTGCGGCCGCAACGTTCTTGCATGCCTGCCGAAAGTAGCTCGCCTTCAGCTCTGCCCCTGCGCCGCGCCGACCGAGCAGCACCGGACTGTAGACCTCGCTTCCCACTCCCATGAATGGCGTAAACACGGTTTCGCCAGGGTTCGTGAACAGTTGAACGCAACGGTCGATGACGTCCAGTTGCAGCGGATGAACGTGCTTCTCGTCCTCGCCGTCTCTGGCCTCGCGAAACGGCAGCACCTTGTTCGTCCTGATGTCATCCCACATGCAATCGGCATACTGCCGCCAAATCCAGTGCGAAAAACGGTTTTCAGTCTGCTTTCCGGTCCATCCTCGATATCGCATGATCTCAGCGGGCGGCATGCGCTCACCCGCATACTCGAGCATGCCGACCGGGTGCTTTACCGGCACCGGGTTTGCCCCGCGCTTGCGAAAGGTCAGCAGCTGATCGCCTGCCGCCACGCCGCAGTCTATCGAATCTTCGACCAGAGACTGATGCGCGAGATTCTTCTGCATCGTGCGAAGACGCACGGCCAGCGGCTCTTTCCAGATCATGCGCCGACCCGCAAACAGCCAGCCCTCGCGCTCGTGCAGCCTGATGATATCGCCAGGGAAATCGATGTAGCTGTCGGTTCCGCTGTTGCTGCGGGGGACGTCCATGCAATGCACTGCGGTCACGCGCCCCGGCATCGTGATCCGGTACAGCTCCTTCACGCAGTAGCCGTACTGCTCGAAAAAAGTATCGTAATCGTCGCAGTTCGACAGGTCGCGATCACTGCTGCTGTAGTGGTACAGCCCGCCGAACGGCGGCGAGTACACCGACATATGGACGCAGGCGTCGGGCATGCTCTGCATAACCTCGACGCAGTCGCCGTGGTACAGCGCGTATTTCTTGGTGATTACTTGATCGTGGACAGCCATTCCGGTATCTCCTGGGTTTTAGAAAAGGCAGACGACCTGTCTATCGCCTGCGCCGCGTTCATCTCCGCGACAAGGTTGGAAAACATCACATCCGCTTGCGCGGCCTTGCGTTGCAAGTTCTTCAGTACCCCCCGCTCGCCTTCGGTGGTCACGATGTCAACCGTGACCGGTCGTTGCTGCCCGAATCGCCAGCATCGCCGGACGCCTTGGTAGTACTGCTCAAACGAGTGCGACGGAAAAAACGTCACATGGTTGCAGTGCTGGTAATTAAGCCCCCATGCACCGATCTTCGGCTTCGTAATCAACACCCTGGCGCGACCCTCGGCGAAGTCGAGCAGCTTCCCCTCCTTGCGGTCGTCGCTGTCCGCGCCGCTAACCTGAATCGCGTCGGGAATCATGCGCTCGAGCCGGTTTCCCTCCTCGTTCAAATGACACCAGACGAGCGCGGGTTGCCCCGTGTCGTTCACCAGTTCGGACACCTTGCCGCACCGCTCCTCGACGGTCCTGCGGCGCTCGTCGCGCTGCTCCTTAAGCCCGACGGCCGGCAGCGCAAACAGGAAGCCGTCCGCGAGCGTTTCCGACTGGACCAGATGCTCGACCTCAATCAGTTTAGGCAGCACAAAGCGGGAGTCGTCATACCCGAGGTCTGACGGTCTGCGAACCGCACGCGCCCACGAGCAAATCCACCGCCAGAATGGTTGCTCGGCGTGACCCTTTAGACGCCACTTCACCACCTCCCCGCGCATTCGGCCGGTCGCGCTGTTGTTCAGGTCGTTCTTAAAGAACTTGTTCAGCATGTCCATGTGCCCGAGGTAGCCGAGCGCTTCGCTGGAGGTGCCCAGTTCGGTAAAGTCGTTCGGCGCTGCCGTAGCGGTCGCCAGCAACCGATAGGGCAGCTTGCGCGCGAATGATGTGATCTCGCCCCGCGTTGCGCCGCTGTAGCTTTTCAGGATGCTGCTTTCGTCACAAGCCACGCCGACGAACTGCGAGGAATCGAACAGGTGCAACTTCTCGTAGTTCGTGATCGTGATCCCGTCAAGCGCTCGACCATCGCGAGACACCTTGGCCTCGATGCCGAACCTCTCGGCGTCCTTCTCGATCTGCCGCGTAACCGCAAGCGGCGTCAAAAGCAGGACGCGACCATTGGTCTCGCGCGTCACCTGATCGGCCCAGACAAGTTCAATCGCGGTCTTGCCCAGCCCGCAGTCGGCGAACACCGCAGCGCGACCTTTCGCCAGCGCCCAGTCCACCAGTTCGGCCTGAAAATCAAACAGCCAGGACGGAAGCTCTTTCGCCCTGAATCCGTGGTTTTCGTCCAGTTGCGACTTTCGTCTCATGAACGTTGTGTAGTCCATCGCCTATCCTTTCGTTAAGAAAAATCTAGAACGGAATGTCATCAGACATATCCCCGAACGGATCGCCCCCGGCAGGCCTTGCCGCAGCCCGAGCCGGTGCCGCCGCTTGCCGCTGAACCGGTGCCGGTGCCGGAGCCTGCGTCGCCCCAGACGCGCCCTCGCCACGGCCACCGAGCATCTGCATGCTGTCGGCCATGATCTCGGTCGAGTACCGCTCGATGCCGTCCTTCTCGTACTTGCGCGTCCGCAGTCGGCCCTCGATGTAGACCGGCGATCCCTTCTTGAGGTATTCCCCGGCCACCTCGGCCAGGCGCGCCCGGAGCGTGACCCGGTGCCACTCGGTCTCCTCCTTCTTCTCGCCGGAAGCCTTGTCCTTCCATGCGTAGGTCGTGGCCACGCTCAGGTTGCAGATTGCGTTGCCGTCGGCCATGTACTTGACCTCGGGATCGCGCCCGAGGTTGCCGACGATGATTACCTTGTTGACTGATGCCATGCTCACCTCTCGTTGGATGCTGCCTTGCGTCTCGCGTACCAGTCCCGCTGATACGCCCGTAATGCTGCCCGCTCCTGCTCGGTCATCGCGTGATAGGCGGCAAGTTTCGCCGCCTTCTGCGCCGCATGCCGATCCGTGCCGCGCATCTCTTGTCGGCGCTCGGCATCCTTGCGCCGCCGTGCCAGTGCCCGCTCTTGCGCGCTGGCCCCGATCAACGGCTGGCCGCGTTTCGTGCGCGCCGCCCATGCCAGCCGCAGCGCCTGCATCCGCTGCTCGGCCTGCATTGCCGCCGGGTCGTCGTCTATGCACAGCTTGACCATTCGCGCCTGGGTCTTCATCGGCGCGCGAGGTTGGAACAGGTCGATCACTTCCCCTGCCTCCGCTTCCTCGCCAGATCCGCCGCCCTGCGCTTGCGCGCCGCCTTCTCTTCCGGCGACAGGTTCGCATACCGTGCCCGAGCCTTTGCGAGGTAATACTCCCGCCGTGCTGCGTAATGCGGATCGGTCAACTCCGACTCCGGCCGCAGCGGCTTCGGCAGATGGTTCGGATTGCGCGGATAAATCAACTCCGGCCCCGCGCTGGTAAACAGCGGCGGCGGCTCGACGTCGGCGCGGATGATCTTGCGCGTAGGCTTGGGTTTGATCTTGGGCGGGTAGAACAGGTCGATCACGCGATCACCCCGAGCATCTGCAACTGCGCCCGCGCCCGCTCGCTGATCTTGAGCTTGCCCCGCGTGAGCCGCTGCGCCTGCCACTGCCGCAGCGGCGGCACCTGGCCGGAGACGATCCAGCCCGAGACCGTAGGTTGAGTGACCCCGAGCGCTGCTGCTGCCCGGACCTGTGTGCCGTAATGGCGAACGAGTTCGATAGGTTTCATGCCGCACAGTATCGGCACGCGGCCATCGGGTTGTCAATAGTCGGCGTGCAAAAAAAGTTGGCGCAGGGTATTGACAGGCTGTTATTGCGTGTCCGATACTCTGGTCACGGGTTGCGTGTTGCGGCCCACTGACTGAGGATGCAAACATGAGCGTAAATCAAAAGTTGACCGCAGCGCTGGAAGGCTGGCACCGAACCATCGTGCTGTCGCACGAAAATGCCGACGAGTTTGCTAACGCATTTATCGCATCCCCCGACTTCGAAGAGTGCGGCGATGCAAGCGTTGAGGAAATCGAAACAGCCGCTAAGACGATGTTCAACGAAATGCAGACCACCATCACAGGTGCCGCATGACCTACCGCACCCGCATCGCCACCATTGCGCCGGACGTCCCGGCGCACATCGTCGAAGCGCACATGCGTGCCGAATTCGGCACGCTCGACGCGCTGTCGAAGGATCGCTTTCGCAACGCCGCCCTGATCGCGGCACAGATGGCACGGTTCGCCGCGCCCGGTCTCAACGACGCGCTGGCCGCGTCTTACGGGCTGCGGGCATGATCGACCCCGACCTGCTCCAGACAGTGCGCCGCCTCGGCATTCAGGCAACCATCGTCCAGTTGCGCGACTACTGCCACGAAATGGCAGAGCGTGCCTTCGATGAAGGCTACACCGGCATCCACTGGTACGAGACGTACGACCGCATCGACGCAGCGCGGCCGGAGATGTCTGACCAGAAGATGGACGGCGAGGTGCGGCTGTGAGCGCGCCGATATTGGAAGCCACGATGCGTGCGCTCAGGGTCTGCGCCGACACGCCCGCCGAACTTGAGCGATTCCTGACGATTTACGAGTTGGGTTATCTGCAATCAGCGGCCGATGCGATTGCCACGCAGGTGAACCAAACCGCCGACGCGCTTAAAGCGAAAGCGTGCGCTGCGAACGAAACTCAAAAGGAGGCAAGCAAATGATCGACCACGCAACGCCCGCCGACCGGCTCGGCACCAGCATCGGCGCGAAACGTGCCGCTGCCGTCGCGTACCTGCGAAGCCGCAACAAGCGCATCATTGACGCCGACTGCAACTGGACGCCGACGAACGCGGCCGGCACCGACGTCGCCCGCACGATCCGCGACTACCGCAACGAAACCGGCACCGCGCACAACCGGGTTACGCCTGGCACGCCGATGCTACTCAGGAGGCAGGCAGCATGACCACAGCACTCGCAACAATCCCCGTGTCCGACATCGAGCGCATGGCCCGCGCTGTCGCAGCGTCGAAACTCTTTGGTGTCAAGTCGCCAGAGGAAGCGCTGTCCTTGATGCTGATCGCTCAGGCCGAAGGCAGGCACCCGGCATCGGCCGCGAACGACTACAACATCATCCAAGGTCGGCCAGCGAAGAAAGCCGACGCGATGCTGCGCGACTTCCTGTCGGCCGGCGGCAAGGTGCAGTGGATCTCGCTCGACGACAAGCGGGCCGAAGCGACGTTCTCGCACCCGGCAGGCGGCACGGTAACGATTGCATGGGACATCGAGCGTGCCAAGCGTGCAGCGCTGTCCGGGAAGGACATGTGGGCAAAGTATCCGCGCCAGATGCTGCGCTCGCGCGTCGTGTCCGAAGGCATCCGCACCGTGTTTCCCGGCGCGACCTCCGGCATGTACGTTCCCGAGGAGGTGCAGGACTACCGTGCCGAAGCGCTCCCGGCACAGATTACGGTGACCGAGCAGCCGGCCGAACCGGCGATGCCCGAGGAAGCCGTCCAGGCGCTCTTGGACGGCCTGACCGCGTGCAAGGATGATGCCTTGCTCAGGGAGGCCGGCAAAGCGGCTCTAGCGGCCTGCAAAGCGGCCGGAGACCGCGAGGCGTACAAGCGGGTCACCGAGCATGTGATGTACGCTCTGGACGCGTTAAAGGTGGCGCAGTGAGTCGCACCGTTCTCTATCGCTATTTCGACGCGGAAAACCGACTGCTGTACGTTGGCATCTCTGATTCGTGGTCGCGGCGCGCCGAGCAACACAAGCGGCATTCGCATTGGTTTCCCCAGATGGCGCGCCTGGAAACGGAATGGCATGAGAATCGTGCAGCCGCGTGCGCTGCCGAAACAAAGGCGATCCGCACGGAATCTCCGCTTCACAACGGACGTCGGCCCCCGGTCAGCGAAGAGGCCCCCGGAGGAATGATGACTACCGCGATCCACATCCGGCGTGACCATTGGGAACTGCTGCGCCGTGCAGCATTCAATCGCGCCATAACCGCAGGCGGGCGGGCCAGTGTGTCGGCGGTGCTGACCGAGATGATCGAGCAGCACCGGGACGAACTCGAAGCGATTATTCCGCAGCAGGAGGTTTCATGAACGACACTGCCATCGGCCTGTCGCCCGCGCAGATCCGCCAGCGCATTGGGTGCCTGACCGCATCGAACATGCGGCGGGCACTCGCGGTGCTGAAGAACGGCAAGCCGGCCGAGGATCGCATGTCGTACCAGCGCGAGCTGGTCGCCGAGCGCCTGGTCGGATTCGCGGCCGATCACTACGTCAACGCGGCCATGCAGCACGGCATCGACAACGAAGGCCCGGCCAAGGATCTGTATTCGTGGGTCACCGGAAACCTCATCGAGCCGATGCAGACAATCGGCCATCCGACGATCCCGCACTTCTTGGCCACGCCAGACGGCCGGATCGACGAGACGACCGGCGTCGAGGTGAAGTGCCCGACCTCGGCCAAGTATGTCTTGTGGAGGCTTGAGAACGTCGTGCCGGAGGAACACAAGCCGCAGATGATCGCGCAGTGCCTGTGCGCCGGGTTCGCCTCGGTCGAGTTCATCGCCTACGATCCGCGCATGCCAGCCGAGCAGCGGCTGTTCGTTCGCAGGTACACTCCGACCGCCGACGAGCTGGCAGCAGTCGCTGCAGGCGCAACGCAATTCCTGGCCGAGGTCGATCAGATGCTCGCCGCCGTGATCCAGACTCCCACCACCGCATAGCAGAGGCGCGCGCATCCTCCAATATCGTGCCAGCCGGCACACGTTCGATAGGCCAGTCTCTGCGCTCGCGTTGCCTCTAGATTCATCGGCGCGGGCAGACGCAGCAACTCGGGCGCGCGGTAAAACGACCACCGAGCAAGATTGACAACGCCGGCACCCTACACCACAACGCGAGGACAGCATGATCACCACAACCCTTGAATGGCACCGCACCAGCGACAAGTTGCCCGACGACGGCATATTGGTCATCGCGGCTGACAGCGACGGCGACACGTTCGCTGCTTTCTTCGAAGACGCCACCTGGCGCTACGCCGACGCGCTTCCGGTGCCCGTGCCGAAGTTCTGGGCGCACTTCCCGGCGGGGCCGGAGGTGGCGTCATGACCGCGCGCACCGTCACCATCTTTGGCGGCGACCGTCGCCCGGGCGAGCGCATGCCCGCGCTGTCCGAAGTCCTCAAGCCGCAGCCGCTGCCCGAGCTCAAGGTCGAGCGCGGCGTGCCGATCCCGCGCTCGCGGCGCATCGGCCAGAAGTCGCAGGCGCGCACCGTCCTCGACAACCTGGAACCGGGCGACTCGGTGCTGATCCCGCGCGCCCATCACTCACCCGAAGCCGTGCATGTCATGGTGCGGGCTGTTCGCAAGGCTAACCCTGGCCGGTCGTACACCAGCCGCCAGGCCGAGGGCGGGATGCGGGTTTGGAGGGTCGAATGATGGACGGCGCAGGCACTCGCCGCCGCGAGCGGTTCATTGAAGCCATGAAGGCCGTTGCGCCTGGCGCTCGGCTCAAGCGGCGCTTGCGCGTCTGGACGATTCAGAGCGTCACGCGCCGCGACACAAGCGTCGATCTTCTGCTGCGGCACGGGCGGCGCACGTTCACGGCCAGCGTGGCGGTCTGCATCACCGGCCCCTGCCTGCACGAAGCCGGCCTGCGGTCTGTGGCACATGCGCCGGTGCAGCGCGCTCTATCGTTGGGAGGCCAGCAATGCGCGTCCTCGTAGCCTGCGAGTTCTCCGGCGTCGTCCGCAACGCCTTCCGCCGCATGGGTCACGAGGCATGGTCATGCGATCTGCTGCCCGCCGATGACCGCTCCGACTTCCACATTCAGGGTGATGCCCGCGACATCCTCGCGGACGGCTGGGATCTGCTGATGGTCGCGCATCCGCCCTGCACGCGCCTGTGCAATTCCGGCGTGCGCTGGCTGGCCGAGCGCGACCTGTGGCGCGAGCTGGACGAAGCCGCCGACCTGTTCAGCGCCTTCTGGAACGCGCCTATCGAGCGCATCGCCGTCGAGAACCCGGTGATGCACCGGCACGCGAAGGCGCGCATCCGCAACTACGCCGAGCCTGCCCAGTCGGTGCAGCCGTGGCAGTTCGGCCACGGCGAGACGAAGCGGACATGCCTATGGCTGCGCAACCTGCCGCCGCTCAAGCCTACCTGCGTTGTCGCTGGCCGCGAGGCGCGCGTCCATCGCATGCCGCCAGGCCCGAATCGCTGGAAGGAGCGCAGCCGCACATTCACCGGCATCGCCGATGCCATGGCACAACAGTGGAGCCACCTGTAATGGACGAAGCCGACGCCGCCGACGCAACCGTCGAGCAAAACCTCAGAGACGCCCTTACTCGCCGCCGTACGTCTCTGCCCGCCGTCGGGCAGTGCTACTCATGCGGTGAGCCGGTCGATGGCAGTCGCAAATTCTGCGACAAGGACTGCCTGGACGATTACGAGCGCGCAGAAAAGGCGCGCAGGATGAATGGGAGGGTGGAATGATTACCATTGCAGAAGTGATTGAGCAGTGCGCGAAGATCATCGACCAGCAAGACGTAGACCCGTCATTCAAACATCGCATGTCCAGCCACATCCGCGCCCTTGCCGCCCAGTACGAGGGGTGGATCGCAGTTGATACTCTGCGCGATACGCCAACGCTTGACGCCGCTATGGATTCAGCCCGCAAGTATCTTGCTGAACTGGATGCGCCCGAAACCTGTAAGCCCGCCTTACAGGTCGAGCGTGCAGACCCCCGCCGCCCGCTGACGGATGAGGAGATTGAGGTTTTGAACGAATTGCGGCTAACGCGACAGCAATTTGCCCGCGCCATCGAGCGCGCACACAAGATCGGGGGCAACGATGACTGATTCTGAAGCCGCCGCCTGGACTCGCGGTCATGCCGTCGGCATGAAAGAGTTGAAGGCGGCTGAGAAGGGGTGGCAGGCCGAGCGGGCGGGGCTGATCGCGCAACGCAACGCACGGACAGCAGAGGCCGACCGGGCGCTGGCAGAGATTCAGCGGCTGCGGCGGCGCGAGCCGTATTGTTGGGGGCTGGCGCTGGCCCCGACCGTCGTGTGGATAGTGGCAACCTTTATGGGGGTGGTGAAATGACCGAGCCGATCAAGCTGCCGCCCTATTTGTTGGCGGGCACGCTAGTGCGCGAAGGCGTCAACAAGCACCGGGCGCGGGACATCGAGCAGTGGATGAACGAGGAGGTGGCGCTCGCCGTCGAGAAGGCCACTGCCGAACTCAGGGCCGAGGTCGAGAGGCTGCGGGCGGTGTTGAAAAAGCTCGCACGTCTCGGCAATGAGCCGTACTACGGAAACAGTGAGGGCAACATGATCGCCCGCAACGCACTGAAGGAGCCGAAATGAAAGCCGCCGAATGCATCGCCGTTGCCGCAACGCTGCGGGAGTGGGCGGCGTGGTGTGAGGAGAATCAGACATTTGGCTGGATCGGCGCGTGGAACCGAGTCGACTCGATTTCATGCCTTGGGCCGTCAGCGACATTGATTGCTACCGCGTTCTGCGGCGACGTGCTGTACAGGAACCGCAGATACCACCGAGGCCCCACCGCTGCCACCGGCCTGTTGCTGGCCGCTGCAATGCTTGAATCGGAAGACGAACCATGACCACCCCCACCTGTTGCACAGGCGACTGCAACCAAGGCCGCGAGTGCCCGCTACGAGCGCGGCGATCTGGCTGGTGGAAGCGGCTGATGGCGGCGTGAGGTGCATCAGCGGCGCAATGCTTCGGCAACTGTTGGCGCGATCTTCTCGACTGACCGGCCCACGACGTACCCGCCCAAGCCAAACTCGACAATCGACCAGAGCTTGAGGTACTC